AGTTTCGGTAGCTGTGATCGCCGCGCCCAGCGCACGGATAAGCGTGGCTGCGTCGTAGGTACGTTGAGAATAAAGATTTGCCATGATTTTAGTTCCTTTCGATTGGCGTTACGATTACTTCACGAGGGCGAGGTCGCCAATGAACTTGATCCGGGTCACTGCACGACCATTGAAGATCGCCATGCCGTTGTACCATTCGATACGGGTACGGTACACCGGAGCGGTTTGCAATTCGCCCAAGTCGCGCACGCTGATCGAACCGTTCTGGATACCCTGCAAACCTTCGGAAGTGAAGCTGACCACGTAGATCGAGGATGCGGTCGCAGTACCGGAGCTAGCGGCTTCCGAGAACGGAAGGATGGCAGTCTGAGTGTTGTCCAGATCGACGGTCAGGATTGGCAGGTCATTGTACATCATGACACGCTTACCGAAAGCGTTCTTGTCGTAGCTGATGTAGCCCCCAATTGCCGTATCGCGAGCCGCAGCGCTGAATTTACGCGCCATTGCCTTCGACATGATCAGATGGGTCGGGTTCAACGTTTGGTCGATCGCGGCGTCGAGGACGCCCAAAGACAATGCCGCGCCGTTTGCGGTTGTTCCTGCGGAGATGATCTGGTCGCCGGTCACGCGGGTTTGTAGGCCATCGAACTCACGGGGGTCAGAGGCAGTGTCGCCTTTGATGAATTTGCGAGTCCATGCCAGTGACAGTGCTCGGATCTTCATGGCTTCCTGTGTTGAACGCTGTTTCATCCCCATCGTGTCGGTGATGAATTTGTCCACGTCCAAGTCGCCGCCTGCGATGACCAGCGCTTCGGTCATGGGGTTCAGTACGCCGGTGCTGGGCGTGTAGGCTTCGTTGACGCCACGGAAACCGACGCCGGGCAAAGAGCCTTCGCGATTGTATTTCAGTGCGTTGCCAACGATGTCGTCGAACGGAAGGTACGAAAGGATGTCGCTTGAACCTGCGTACAGTTCAATGACGCCGGAGCGATAAGCATCGCCAGTTTCGAGTTTTGCAGCTTCAAGCAGGGTCAAGGCCATGATTCAGTTCCTTTAGTTACGTCGCCTTTATCTCCCGCGCCGCATTCATGCGTTCGACAGGTGGCAACTTTGATAGATCGGGACCACCTTTGTTCGGGTTGCCGCGTTGTGCGCCGGATCCTTGAGACCCATTACCTTTCAGCAGGCTATCCCGAGACGGGTGGCTTTCCACGAGAGCTTCCAACGCTTCGTCAAAGGTTGCGAGTTCCCCAGCATTGGCACGGCTGTAAATCTTGTTCCCGTGCGAGTCGGTCGCTACGACCTTCCCGTCTTCAATACTGAATTTCCCACCAAATGTCGCTTGCACCATGTCGATCGGGATGTTCTCGGCCATCTTATCGGTACGAAACTTAGATCGAGCGAAATTACCGCCGATCATTTCATTTGTCAGGGCTTGCTCGGCCTTTTGGCGCTTCGCTTCGCTTTCCGACAAACGAGTTTCATAAACCTTCTGAACCTCGTTACGAACCTTGTCCACCTCGCCGGCATCAATCAGCTTTTTCTGGTCAAGTTTGCTCACCTTGTCCAAAGCGTCTTTCGCTGCGGTAGCGTCAATGCCCTCGAATCCCTTCAACTCGGCAACCGTCGCCTCGAATCGGGTTTTGTAGTTCTGAATATCTCGGCCTTGCTGGGCGATTTTCTCAAAAGCCTGTTTGCCGTCGAACTCGATCTCTTTGCCGTCATCGTGAACATACACTGGTTTACCTTCAACAACTACAACGTGTCCATTCTCGTCAAGTTTCAATTTCATTTTAGGTTTTCACCCCACATAGCACCCTTACGGGCAAAGTTTTTGCGTTTTCACGCCATAATTGGGAGTTACAGTATCACATGGTTTCAGAGTTTGCAAGTGCTCACTTCGCTGGTGGGGCCGAGGCGTCCTCACTACACGAGCATCTCAGGAACGACCGTCGTGGTTGCCACCCGACCGTACTTGGTATGATAGGTGATCGCGTTCATCCGTCTGGCGGCAATCCACCCTCCTCGCGCCGCATAGGCATCACGGCCAGCCATGGTGGGGTGCATGATCACCGTCATGCCGCTATGCTCTTTCTCTTCCTCGTGATGTTGGTGTCCCGTGTGACAGAAACGGTACTTCGTGCGGCCCCACTCTTCAGGAAATTGTGCGGCGAACAGAATGGGGAGTTTGTCGATTTTGGTAAGGTGCCCGTGGTGGAACGCAAGCAGCGTTGTTCCGTGCTCATAGGCGGAGTACGGCATTTCCGCTTCCATGACCGATGCCCTCGGTTCGTTCTCGTAGAGAAGGCCGAACAGATGTCGCAGCCACACGGAAGACGCCGGATCGTGATTGCCTTCCGATATGAGCACAACGACTCGTTCGTAGTGGCGCAGGGCTTTGTCCACGGCATACCGGAGTATCCTGGTGGCCACCCGTACAACTTTCGAGTAGCGGCTGTCGGCGTCCAGCAAATTGCCGTGCAACGGAGTAACGGCCTGTAGGCTATCGAAATGGAGGAAGTCGCCGAGTTGATTGATGAAGCATAGTGACGCTGGTGGGGAGGCTTCGATCAAGTAGTCCACTGATTTGGTCAACATTTCTTCGGCAATCGCCAGGTCCCAGTCGTCTCCCGTCTCAGGTTTCCACGCTTTCATCCCAATGTGGCAGTCCGTAAGGGTAATGAGGCAGCACAGGTCGTTGATGAAGTGCGTCGGTGGGGTGATCGGGAGAGCGCGTGGAATCCCCGCCGCCAACTCGTCAACCGCCGCGCGAAGAGCGACTTCTACTCGCTGATCGTCGAGTTTGGTTTTCACCCATTGTAGTTTGAGTACACCATCCTTGTAGAGGGAAGATGTTCCCCGGATTACCAAGGGATCCGGAATTACTTTGGTCAAATCGTGACTTGGATTCCATCCGTGCAGAGTTTCGATCTTCTCTATCGTGCTGCTGACCCCCCGACGACGCGCCGTGTCCAATCTGTTACGCAAGGTTGCCCGGCTCATATTCAACTCTACCGCCGCGTGAGAGACGTTCCCTTGGTGCTTCGCGACCGCGTTTACGGCTTCCTGCAATACTGCGTCTGGTAGGGGTGGTGTGGCCATCAGGCATGCTCCTTCGGTTTGAAAAATCGGCAAGGCGGGTCGTTGGCAAGAATCGGGTAGCCCCGCGAATATGTCTTTTCGCCATCGGCTTCGCAATACTCCTTTGGTGGGTCTACGAAGCAGAAAACGTCGGATTTCTCTGTTCGGGCGAAGGTACACGCAGCGCAGCAATTCTCAGGAATTCGGGGTAGCGCGGTTTTCTTCTTCATGATACTGTTCTCCTCAGATGTCCGGTTGCTCCTCCCCTTCGGGGGTACTCCTCAACCCGCGTTTACCACGCGGTACAAAGCACTCGATGGGCAACAAACCAGATACCGGTAAACTTTCAATCTGGTTAGAAATACTGCCTTAACACGTTGGAGCCTTGATTGGCGTGAATCGGTGAACGGTCTCACCCACTGCGGGGGTCATCCGCCGGTCAGTTTGTCCCAAATGAACCACACCGCGGCGACCCATGGTGATATGAAAACTAACGTTCCGATGTAAAGTGCCAACAGAACGAGCCGCTCCATGTTACGGCACCACGGGCGGTGGCGGTACGTCCGCTGGTTGGCTGTCCTGCCGCGCTTTTTCCTGTTCCCACGTCAGTTCCGCGTCGATATATCCCGATCGCTTGAAGATTTCGAAGCCGGTCTGCTTGGACAGGTCACGTGCGGCAACCGCAGTGAACACCACGTTGGCTATCGCGTCGCTCAGGCTGGACTCGCTGAATTCGCTGAATACCTCGGCGTCGATCAGAGACGCATCCTCGCCGTTCCAGATGGCCAGGTTCCTCAAGCAGTTCTTTACGCCGAGTTCGAACATTTCCACAATGGCCTGCAGCATACAGTCGCCGGCGGTGTCCTCCGACTCAACTTGTGTGGCGGTCATGCGGTTCGTCTTGCGTACCAGCAGCTCCGCGCCGATCGCGCGTCCGCGCTCCTCAAGGTCGAGGATAGATGTGCGCCCGTGTCCGATCGCCGCTCCCTGCGGCTCGACGTATTTCATGTCCGCGTCTTTGTTCGTTGCCGTCGCCGCCGTCGCCGCGCCAATCATGAAGGACTCGGTATCAGCGAACCCCTTCATGAACAGGATAGGCACACGGGCGACGTGCAAGATGGTCTGTTGGTCGCTGGAACTCTGCCAGTGTTCGACGTTCAGGTAGGCGAGGTCTTTCAGGGGGCTCTCACCGGTGCCGAACCCCGTCCGGTTGCCGTAGAAGAACGTGAAGGGTATGTCCCGGCGGCTGGACGTTCCGTATTCGAAGATATACCACTCGTTTTTCTTGGCTTCCGACTCGCGCCAGACCTCCCAAGCGCCGCCCTCGTACAGAACGCGCACCTGTTCGACGATTTTCTCCCCGAAAGCACCGTCGGGGATGACCGCGCGTTCCAGTAGGCGCAGCATTGTCGGGTTAGTTTCCCCTGGTGGAGGCGGCGTGAAACCCAGCACCGATCCAGCGGGATAATGGACTAAATATGAGTGCGCGCCAACGGCTTTCTGATCCGCCAGGGTGCGTGCGGCCGCCACCGGTGGGAAATCGGCCAGAACGCCGGATACCCCGTGTGACAGGCAGTTTTCGAGCACATTAAAGAAGAAAGCGTGTATGCCTTGCCCGGCGTTGTCAATGTTTTCCAGGCCGGCCGAGGTCTCCGTCGGTATTCCGGCAAGGGTGATGGGGCGAGAGAAGGGTTTTGATGCGAGGATCTCGCAGGTGCGCTTGAACATCGGGAACAGTACGGCTTGGCCGAGGCGTTTCTGGTACTCGGGGTCGTTCTCACCCGGCCACGATGGCAGGAAGGTTTTGCCCGCCGCCCGCATGGTCTTCGTGCCGCCGAATACAGCGTCGAGCATGTCCCATTCGGCGCTGTTGTCCCTTACGGTGGCAGAATAGTCGCGTACCGATGAATCCGAAGTCCGCGTCCCTGTCGATTCGGTGGGGGTCACAGTATAACCATACGCGCCGCCGGTGGTGCCTTCGTCATTCGCCATGTTCGGGGTGTCCTTTGGTGATCACACATGCCGCGACCGTCAGCGGCCAAAGCACGCAGAGCCACGTTTTCGTGAGGATCGAGAGTTCAGGCTTGATCAGGCGATGGGCGTAAAGCATCCCGACTAGTTGGATGAGGATGAGAGAGATCAAGAGTGGGGTCATGGGTCAGATACCCGGTCTTCCGAATACCGCTCGGTGCAGCGCTTCAAGCGGCCACGCCCAGAACGGAACGTATATTTCGGCGGAAGCCCCCGTGGTTCCGTCGGGGTACTTGACTGGCGGGCACCCCCGCGTGTTCAGCCACCACCGTCTGCGGAAAACGTTTTCTTGAGTAGCCGTGCTAAATTTCATTTCCTGGTCCATAGGGGCGTACCGTCCATGTGAGTGGGCGCTAACATACCCTACCCCCAGCGTTGCGTCAACCGTTACCACATCCGCAGCGATTTTACCGACCCGCTTGCCTGCTGGATATCACTACTGAGGCTATACCGAAGGCTGTCGAGGTAGTGATTGTTGGCATCAACGATTTCGGTTAAAACTTTTCCTGAGAGCCGGTCGACGCGGTATCTGTACAATCGGAACTCATTGACAGTCTCGCGGCATCGCGGATGGATAACAATCTCGTCGAACGACCGCATGAAGGATACGCCGTCTTCGATAGCTCCAGGCCACTTCTTCACCGAGAAAATCAGGGGGTATCCGTGATTATTTAAGTAGCTCGTGCTCTCCGGCCTGGCGTTGTCCGCCCAACACACCCCACGTTTCAGTCCTTCCACCATGTCGAGCAGCGCGGGTAAACGGTCAATATCCACACCTATGCCGCCCGCCTCCTGTTCAACATATAGTTTCCGTTCGAATACCCAAGACTTCGTGGCTGCCACAGGGTCTCTACTGAACCCGTAGTCCAGCCCATACCTCGGTACCCCCCACTTCTTCGGATCCGGCTCAAATACTTGAACGCTATATTTCCC